CGTCCGTCTTTCCCGTGAGCGCGCTGATGACGAGCCCCCGCAAAGCTGCTGCATTCATACCTTCACCCTGTTAAGAATAAGCTTTGAGCCGCCGTGGCTGTCCGGCTGGATATCGGCGATGGTGAACAACGTGTTCACCGGCTCGCCGCCTACAATACCGATAAATACCCGGTCCCCTTTCTTCGGTGGAACGCCGAATTGACTGTCCAGCACACCAAGGATGGGGGACGTCGTGTTTATCCTGCTACCGTCATCCAGAGGTTCAACCTCCTGCGTATAGGCGCGGTCGAAAATCCCGCTGATGGTATAAGCCGCACCACCCGCGGGCCGGAAATCAACCGGGTCACCAAACACCCCCTGTAACGGCCTGAGCAGATGCTGATCCCAGTTGATGCTCATCAGGCCGCTCCGTTCTCAGATGTCGGAGTTGCCGGATCTGAGGTGGTAATGGTGGTTTGGCTGTCAGCCTGGGTCACAGAAACTTCCTGCGGGCCCGCTTCTTCCAACTCCTGCTGCAAATCAGACAGAGACTTCACGAAACCCAGCGCAATGAGGCGCTTTGAATCCGCTTCGGATAACTGGACACGCGTATTCTGAGCGTATTCCTCGCCATCATGGCGAAGATGTTTTCCCTTGAGAACAACCACGCTGACCAGGTCAGCGGCCTCTGAGGCCGCTTCGGTTGTTTTATCTTTTGCCATGATCACACCACCGTCGCACAAAGGGCCGCGTTAACCCGGCTTGGGATAACGATCGGAGAAGACTGCATCATCAGAAAGCGCTGGGCAGGGTCTTCTTTCAGCCAGCTTTTCGGTGCATAAGCCATCGGACCATAGTTGAAGGCAGGATCCATAATCGCCCCAAAAGCACGAGTACCCATCAGATCAGCGCCAGACATGATCACCGAACCATCGGCAAGCATCGGGGTTTCAATGCCGGTATCCGGGTCAATGAACCAGTCGTTGTAAAGCCAGAGGTCAAACTGACCCCAGCGCCCTTTATATACCGCGCCCTTCTGCACGCGCGCGCCGGCGTCAATCTGATTGCCGAACGGGCTCAGTGCAGGAAATACAATGGCGTTGTCTTTGATGGTGGTATCCAGGCGAAATGCCTTCCAGGACTTGTTGGTGAAAACCAGATCAGTCGGCGCAGCGCCTGACTTTTGCAACACCAGCGTCTGCCAGGTTTCAATGTCGTCAGAGGGCTGGGTGTTTGTCGCGCCAGCAGCGAGACTCGTCGGCCATTTATCAGAACCGCTGAGCGCAATGGTCAGGGAGGGGTCGCGGCCAAAGTCAACGACAGTGGTCGGGAAGCCTTCGCCTTTAATGGTGACGGTACCGGTAGACAGCGCACTGCATCCCATCCACTCGAGGCGGCGATTCAGAATATCGATCTGGTCACTCATCTCAAACTGAATGTTCAGCATTTCACGCTCAGCAGCGGTGTATTCACCCCCAATGCGCTCGCCAATCTGGCGGCGGATAGGTTTACGCAGATCCGGCGCACGCTTATCTTTGATATAAGCAGGCTTGAACTTGTCGGTCTGATAACGGCGGCTTTCGACCAGCTTACCTTCGACTAAAGGCGAACAAAACGGCGCCATACGACGGAGACCCACGTCTACATCGATCGCCACATATTCATCGTTGCTGGTCTCGATGTTTGGGAAAAAACGGTCGAGGATCCAGTTTTGTGACGTCATCAGGTTTGGAACCAGCCCGACGAGCGACACCGTATCGTAAATAGATTGAGACATAGCGTGTTCTCTCTGTGTCCCGACCTGCTGGCCGGGATAAAAAATGGATGCATAACGCCCTGCCCGGTAAAGGGCATGCGAATAAGGCGATTTAAAGGGGAACTACGTTTTAGCTGGAAGGTGCCTGAACGCTGTCACGCAGGAAAATACCGTAAGGGCGAAGTGCTGTTTTGAGCGTTGCCAGCGTCCAGCTCGGATCAAAGGTAATGCGGTTTTGGTTGATTTCAGCCATGAGATACACACCAGCCAGAACATCTGCGGCAGTTGCATCTGCATCATCAGCAAGAATAGCTTTAGGGACCTGACTACCATCGGTGGCGGTAGCCACACTCAGAGTGTATTTACCCGATGCAGTAACCACGCCAAGCACGGTACCACGCTTATAAGTTGCTGCTGATCCGGTCAGAATGGTGACCGTATCAGATACAACCTGCAAAGGACCGGACAGCAACTGATCCGGAACGAAGGTGTCATGCTGCACGCCCGGCACCCAGGCATTTTCTCCTACCTGATTCACAGTCATTATTTTTTACCTTTTACCTGGTTATAGAGAGCGGCCGCTTTGGCTACCACGGAGTTTACGGCAGGGCCACCGGCATCAGCATTACCCAACTGATGGTTTTCGACTTTTGCCATACGCTCGTCCAGAGACACACGGCGGGGCTGCGATGCTACCGGTGCAGGGCCAGAGCTTGCCATCACCCGGATGGCGGCTGCGGAACTCATGCCGGTAGTAATCGCCAGTGATACAGCCAGAGGACCTTTACCTGTGGCATATTTACTGCCAAGGATACGGGAGATGCGATTGCGTTCAGCGCGACGACCTTTTTTGACGTCATGATCATCTTCATCATCGTCGCCGTCGTCTTCATCGCCTTCATCTTCTTCGGCATCCGCATCATCGTCGTCATCTTCCGCACGACGGGATTTGGCTTTTTTAGACTTTTCCTTGTCTTTATCATCTTCATCGTCAGAATCATCGCCATCTTCTTCTGCACGCTGAGATTTTTTAGACTTGTCTTTTTCGTCCTGATCGTCCTTATCATCCTCTTCCGCACGGCGGCCTTTGGCTTTTTTGGACTTTTCTTTTTCATCTTCATCTTCTTCAGATGCGCTGGCACTACGGCCAAAAAGGTGACTAAATCCCTTGATTTTCAATGACATGTTATTCTCCAACTAATTGTAATAAATCGCGGAATGCCGCATCAGGCGAGGCCACTTGATCAGCCAGCCCCAGTTGCACACCGTCGGCGCCAAGGAAACAGGCGGCTTCGGTATCCCGGACGGTTTTTTCTGTGATCCCGCGATTGCGGGAGACGGTACTCACGAACAGGCGGCCCATTTCGTCAATATCTGACTGAATGGCTTTACGCGCCGTCTCGCTTAATGGTTCATACGGATTGGACTCGGCCTTGCGGTCACCGTAGGTAATGATGGTGACCTGTAACCCGTCATTTTTGATTTTCTGTGACCAGTCAACGTGCATCACGATGACCCCGACCGAACCGACACCACCGGTCCGCGGCACGATTATCTTGTCCGCCGCACTCGCCAGCGCATATGCCGCGGAATAGGCGCTTTCGGATAAAATGGCCCAGACCGGCTTACTGCCACGAGCGGCATAAATTTCGTCAACCAGGTCAAAACATCCAGCGACTTCGCCCCCTGGCGAATCAATATCCAGACAGATGGCTTTGACCTCACCGTCATTCAGCGCCTGCAAGAAGCAGGCGCGAATGCCGTCATAACCGGTCATCCCGCTGTAAGGACGTAAGGTGCCGAGTTTCTGCACAAGCGTCCCCTGAATCGGGATAATGGCGATACCCTCCACCACGTCATAGCCCGTATCACGGGCCTGTCGGGAGAATGAATCATCTTCGTCATCCCAGTCAGACATGGACTGAATGCGCGTCAGGCCAAAACGGTCAGTCAGCGCCGCCATGACTACTTCGGCCTTTCGAGGATGCAGCGCCAGCGGCGTATTAAACAGGCGCTGTGCTAAGTGCGGTAAATTCACTGTGCCTCCGGATCTTTAATTGTTTGCGGTGCAAAGGTGTCTGCCTGTGCCCAAGTTGGAACAGGCAATCCGCGTTCTTTGAAAGCTTCAATTTCGCGGGCGCGCTGGTCTAACAATTCTTCCCAGTCCTCGCCAACGTTTTCTGATACTTCCATTTCCAGCGTAGACATGCCGGAATCCATACCGAGGATCGCACCTTTTTTCTCTGCAACCGGATCGACCCAGCCACGTCCCGGCCCCATCCACTGCGCACGGCAATAGGCCGCTTTGGCCGCCAGAAATTCCGGAGCGCCTGCAGGAAGAGGTACCTCACCGAGGTCATGGAGTTCTTCGATAAAGCTGCTGAAGATAGGTTGTGCAAAACCGCTGGCAAAATCGTCACGACGACGGGTCAGAGTTTTCCACGCTTCCAGCATCGCGGAGCGCGCTGAACTGTAGTTAACGTCGGACCAGTCCTGTGTTAACTGCTGCGTTGAGATGCCCAGGGCTGCGGCCACGTTGCGTAATGTTGCACTTTCGAACGCTACAAAGTTACTGGTCGGACGCGCTGCGTTCACAGTGTCAATCTTTTCCCCGGGGGCAAGGATTGGCATCCGAGCACCACTTTGCAAAGAGATCCGCTTATCATTGTGATACTCGGTACGCATGTCCTGATAAGCCAGCACGTCGTCCGTCTGCAGTGAATCAGCGAATAATCCCGGGTCATATGGCGAAGTGATGTATGCACCAAATACAGCATTGAGGATTGAGGATTCCAACTCTACCTCATCGTATTTGATCAACATTTTCAGACGCTGGACAATCGGAGTAAAAATACTGCTGCCCCGATGCTGAGCGGCACGATCGCCGTCAAAGTCATGCACGACAATTGGCCGTCCCCATGAGGTTTCACGCCTGACGCGTTCCCACGTCATCGTTTTCTCAGCACTCCACCAGTCGCCCATGTGGGCTTTGCGTATGTGATACGCCACCGGCACGCCGTCGTCGTCAATTTCTACACCGCCGCGGATATTCAGCATATCGAATACCTGCTGTGGGTTGCTCAGCCGGTCCGGGTCAATAATCTGTATGGTCGTTGCATATCGCGCACGACCGTGCCCGAGCCGGTCCGTCCGGTATTGCAGAACCGCCAGCGCATCCCCGTCCACCAGCTTGTGGCGAAAAGCCAGACGCAACATCTGGGAAACCGTTTTTTTCCGCTCAACGTCGCAATAGCGGCCGGGGTCATTTGCCCAGTTACGCCACGCCGCCTCAACGGCCCGACCGTACTCATCCGCCCATTTGGCATCAAAAGCTTTCAGGCCGGTTTGAAGCGCAAGTGCGCGATAATCCACTTTCGCGATCGGGCGAAAATTAGCCCCAACCGCATTGTCCAAAATGCGGGTTACGCTGCCTGATGCCCAACCGTCATTTCTTGCCATGTCGCGAACGCGGGAAACGATGCGGTCGCGGTAGATGTTGACTTCGTTATCCGGCGACCAAAGCGCGGGCTGCCAGTTCGCCATCGCATCGCTGAATGAATCCGCAGCGTCATAAGGCACACGGCCTGAACCGTTCAGCATGGAGGCCTTTCGGTTCGACGGGGGTAAGGGCCGGCCGTTTGGCCCGAGAATTCTGACCTCTCCGCTATTCATCAATACCGAAACCTTAACGTCACGCGTGGACGTTTAACGATGCCTAACTGAGCCTGAAGAAGCTGAATCAGCGCGGTGAGCTGTCCAATATCTGTTTGTTGATAAGCGACCGAGCGCGTGCCGTCGCCCTGCGTGTAAGAGAAAGACACACCCTTCGCACCCGTAGAAAGTTCGAGATAGGCCTGCTGTGCGCTGGTCAGCGCGGCCTGTAACTGGTCACGCGTCATCGCACCAGCCAATAGGCTGGG